GCCGTCATCAGCACACCAAGAAGACCCTTTTACTATGAATGTGGATAGTTCATTCATTATATCATAATCAGGTAGTAATAACTTGTCTGATTCGATTAACTGTTTTAGATTCGAACATCCTATTCTCTTAACTGCCTTAGTAGTCCTTACTCCTAACTGTGCCTTACCACCAGAGAATCCTGCTCCTAGTATTTGTCCAGCACGACCTCTCATAGATGCCATGACTAGATTATCATATTCTAAATCATATTGTAAAGCATTTGCAACCTGTTCTCCTATATCATTTACTTCTATTAAAACAAAACATTCATTATATGCTTTAGCAACTTCTCTTATCTTGTGTGGAAACATTAAAGGTTTAATTTCATTGTTTCTATATTTTGCAACTACTTTGTATGGCATTGTTGTCACATCTATAACTAAAAATGCTGAATAGTCTTGTGATGTTCCTCTTGATACATCAGCAGTAAGAAAGTAAGTTTTCTTTGGGTCTGGTTTTTCAAATATATCTAAATCTGCATGCGATTGTATTGGGTCAACATAAGGCATTTGTTTTAATTTATGTGGAGCGATGAGTGTATCAATAGAACCTAAGAACTCACATTCAAATTCTGAATTAAATTGTGACTGTGAAGTATTTCGTATTGTTTCTTCTTTCCATACTTCATCACGACCTGGTACTTCTGACCAATGTACTTCTATTGGTACATAATCATTCTTTTTACTTTCTGCATCAGTCCATAACTTATAAAACATATTCATACCATGTGGTGTAGATACTATCATTACTTTTGTAGTTTTACCAGATGATATTGTAGGATATACAGAACTAAAAAATTCTTCTGATACTGTTGTTGGTACATATGCAAACTCATCAAGGAATATAATATTGTATGAACCACCACGAATTGCACTTGCCGATGTAGATGCTGCGAGAATACTTGAACCATTCTCTAAATCTAAACTTCCTTTGTTCCATGAGATTACACCTTGTTGCAACCATTTAGGAAGATGTTCATATCCTAATTGTAATCTTCCTAGAATATCTCTTGCGGTAGATGACTTGTTCGCAAGTATGGCAACATTCACATTTGGATTGAACAAAACATAATGCAAGAGATACGCTATGATAATTGTTGATTTACCTGACTGTCTAGGAAGTTTACAAATTGTAAAACGATTCTTATGAAATGTTTTGACCATTTTCTTTTGAAACTTGTACATGTTCATAGGTACAAGACCTTCATCAAGAGAAACTATCTTCATATAGTTTTCTATGAAGTAGATAGGGTCTTTCATACATTTTTGATATTCTTCTATCTGCTCCTTCGTAAATTGAAAAGGAACATTAGCTTTCTTTAGGTTTGGATTACCTAGATATTGATTAACATCTGTACTCATTAGATTTTTTTATTGATATATCTTATTGCAGCATATACTATTAAACCTAGTATGATATAAATTATACCATCTTCCCACGATATCTCATTTAATAAGTCCGCTGTAATAAAAGATAAATCCATAATTATTTCCTCTTTTTATCTTTCTTTAATATTTTTTGTAATTCAGCAGTAGAACCTACATATAATGCATTTGTCACATTTTGTGGTGCCGTGTTCGGTACTTCTTTTAATCTTTTCATAGCTGACTGTAATTTTCCTAATTTTTCTGTAACATCAGCGACTTGTGATATAAGATTCCCTGCTACTTCATATGCTCTAGGATGGTCTGAATTTTGTGCTACATCCAATATACCATCAATAGCATCTTGTCCTCTCTCTATTAAATTATAAAAGTTCTCTCTTTGATATTTATAATCAGTATCTAAATCTTGTAAGGTATTATCTCTTTTGACTGAAAGAGTATTTGGTTTTTTTTCAACGAGCTCAGTCGTTGTTTCTTCTACATCCAAGACTTCATCTAGGATGTCTTTTGTTTTGTTGCTCATTATTATTTCACCTTTCTAGTTTTAACATTAATTTTTGATAACGCTCTTATAGACTTATCACTTAACATGTCTGCAACTAATTTTTCATCTGGTCCTTTCAATGTAAATTTATTTCTATCTTTTTTAATTATATCTGGTACAGGTCTTTTTGTATTCTTATATGTTTTAATATATTCTTGAGCAACAGATAAAGCTTTACCTGTACTATCTGTCACTTCTATATCCTCTAATAATTGTTTAAAGGTTTTCATTAGTCTTGATTCAGTTTATCTTCACCTGATTCTTCATCATAATTTTTTGCATCTTGATAAAAAGATACAGTTTCATTAAATCCGAAATCATCATCTGCATCAGCTGATGTTGGGTTAGGTGTAGCAGTATACCTTTGTTCTCTTTTTGGAGCTGCACTTGGCATATCTGTATATTGGTCAACCTGTACAGTCTTAATAACTTTACTAGATGTGACAGGTCCATATAGATAAAACTTAGTAGTAAATGCTAATGTATAAATGATTGACCTTCTTTCTGCAAAGTCACCACGATAATTATCTTCATAATTAATACTGTTTAATACAATAGGGATATCTCTTGCGATACCCATGTCCGCCATATCTTTAATTGTTAAAGTATAGTCTGGTTGAAAGTAAGGTAATACTTGTTCTACAATTTGTAAAGCATCATCAGATTGTTTTGCCATTACATATAATTCAACATTTAAATTATAAGGAACAGGCATATATTGTGTATCTAATTTATTTGTATTACTATCACTTTTTACTTTCTTAAATTTTTGTACACGATTTAATTTTCTTGCAGGGTCGTATGACATATCTTGTATCTCAAAACCCATTCTAGGTAATGTGATAGCAACCTTACTGTCTAAAGAAGCATCTTGGTCTAGTCTAGTTAACCATTTTTGTTTTGGACCATATGCTAAAGGAACTTTCATAGATTGTGTAATTGCACCACTATTGTTTTTACGAACCACATGTATATCATTAAATAGAGTACCAAACCCTACAATAATTTTTCTAACTGTTTCGTGATAAAATTGTCTATTTCCTAACATTAAGTATATACTCCTGCATCCCCAAATGGATTACTTTCTGAAAAATCTAATACATTATTATCTAGTGAATCAAATAATTCGTTTTGTGCTGTCTTATCTTGTACATAGTCACCTACTATATAGTCTTCCGTCAATAGATATGAACTATCACCACTATCTGCTGAATTCTCTAATAAGATACTTTCACCAACAGAGGTTGTATCATCTTGACAAATTATATTATCAGAATCAGTTTCATCTAGTAGTAAACCAAAATTACTTCTAGCACTCATTATATTTATATCTTCATTTACAGCAGATGATTGTTCTAGTGTAAATTGATAGTCTGTTGCAGCTCTACTTAAATCATCTTCTACCGCATCTAATTCAGTAATACCTGTATCAATAGTTTCAGATGAATATTCGAATGATTTACAATTTAATTTATATACGGGATTATTATCTAATTGATGAAATGGTTCATCATGGTCTACAAAAGCTACTTCAAATACTTTACCTAATGTGGGATGATAAACTAAATCACCTTCATAAGGTCTATCTGTTGATGTAGCATCTGTTTCTGTAAGTATATAAAAGGAACTACCTGAACCACTTACAGTTTCTAATACAGATGAATCTTCTGATTGGTCTATTGTACCTGATTCTAATAATATAGAACCACTACTTGTAGTATCTGTTCCACTTTCTATTTGTATTTGTTTTGTTAAATCTTGAAATCTTGTTTTGTGTACTACTAATGTTAATTCGTTTCTATTTTCTAAACCGAATTGATTCATTAATTCTTTTTCACCTTCGTATCCACCTTCAGCATTTTCAACATACATTTCGATAGGAACTTGTGTAGTAAATTTACTGAGCGAATCTTCACCAAAAACATTATCAACAGCGACAGTCGTTCTGTCTATGTAATAAACATCATGGCCATATATTTGTATAGCCTCTTTTACTAAATCACTATACAGATTTTTTTCTGATGTTGTTGCAGCAGAATTGTCTGTATGGAATGCCTTATTGACTGCCATAGTATTATCCTATCATGTAATCTATAGGTGTTTCGAAAGCTAATTGAATCTGTTCTTCTAGTCTTTGTACTTCTTCGATTGCTTGAGAGTAGATTTGTTCACCATTCATTGTGACACCACCCAACATAGCAACTCCATTAAATTTAGAAAGGTTTGCTCCCCATTGTTTTTTAATTAAAGCAGTTGCATATCTTTTTAAATACATATCATCATAGATATCTGTATATGTGTCTGGGTCTATTTTACGAAAACATTCTATAATTAAATATTCATCTGCATTAACATGTTGCCAATCCATATCTAAATATAATCTATTTTGATGTTGATTAAAACGAATTGGTACTTCTCCCACTAATACATGAGATAATAAATCTAATTGTTGCATTGTCATTTGATAATGTATAATTGATGTAGATGAGAAATCATATAAATCATTTAATCTTAATTGATAACGAATATCAAACATACTATTTGTTTGAGCACTACTAAAATCAAATATACCTACTACCGATAATACAGCAGATGGCATTGGAATATAATTTTTACCTTCTGTAAATGAAGCAGAAACTGAACTATCAGAAGTATCTGTTGCTGTTGTTGTAGCATTTGAACGAGCACGAGTTATATCATCTGATGTAATCTTATATTTTAGATACATTCTTTCAACACCATCATAATGGTATTGTGCAAAGTATTGTAGAGCTTCATCTACTCTATCATCTACTTGGTCATCAGATACATTGATATCAATCACTCCAAATCCTAGAGCTCTCTTACAATATGTCTTTAAAGTTGCCTTGGTTGTAGGTGTTGCCATTATAATTTCCTATTTTTATATTATTTATAATAATAGAATAGTAAATAGTAAGACAAAACAAGGATATTAATATATTAACTCTTAGGATTATTATCTTTAACTGATTTAATATGTGTGTACCAAGAGCCAGTTTTAGCATCATTACCTAGTTTCCCAGCATCTATATCTTTGTATAACATATCTAACTGATTTACTATTGAAGTATAAAAATTGCTACCAGTATCTCCTGTTCTTCCTAAGATATAAGCATTATCTATATACCATTGTTTAGTTTTTTGTATATCAGCTAAAGTTTTAGAATCTTCTTCTCTGGTTGTAATTGTTCCTTTGTTATCTACTATTGCTGCCATTATGCTCTTTTAACTCCATAAACTGTCATGTTGATTTTTTGTGCACCAGTTCCAGCTGGAAATATTAATTGAAATCCATTCATAGCATTTGTTGCCGCTTCATTAATATATCCATGTCCTATTGCTATTCTTGAACTACCATTTGAACCTTCACCACCAGTCATATAAACAAATGACGGACTTACAACCCCCTGTGAATCGTTAGAATCAGAATCCCATCTACCACCAGCACCATTATTAAAATACATCCAACCATTTGTTGGGTCTACTAAACCAGCTTTCATTTGTTGAACAATAGTAAATTTGTCTTCTGCATCTTCGGTAATTCTTTTTTCTGAATTGGTATGTGTTAAACCTAATGTAGTCTGTCTATAATTTGAATCTGTAACTGCAGAACCATCATCTAAAAATCTCATTTGTATATCACCATCAGCTTGAATAGCAATACCATGAATTAAAACTAAATAATTATCATAATCAGAATCAAATCCTGTGAATGAATATGATGTAGTAGTAGCCGTTGCGTCATATACATTAACCGCACTTAATACTTCTAGTCCACCACCACCAGCTGCTGCAAAAGATAATACACCACTACCATTTGTTTTTAGAAACTGTCCATTTGAACCATCAGCAGTAGGTAATGTATAATCTACATCACCACTTTGTGTGCCAACTTTAAAACCTGTATAGTTTGTGCCGTTGTCTGTGTCTTCGTAAATTCTTACTTCACCTGAACCAGTAGCTCCATTATGAATACCTACCCAACCACCATCATTAATATCTAAAAGTGTTCTACCATCATATTGATTGAATTTAATATCTTTAGCATCTGTAGCTGTTTGGAAAACTACATCACCACTTGAACCTTTTAATATTAAATGGTCTGTATTAGCAATCTTAATATCTATTTGGTCATCTGTATCAGCAGTGATACTTGTATCCGCATCAGCGTCTAAAATTAATTCTGTACCATTTAGGTCTTGAAATCTTGCTTTATCTCTTGCTCTAGTCATACTAATAAAATCCTATTGTTTGTCTTATTTATACATTATTTATAAGAGTTTCTTTCCTTTAAACCAAACTGGTAGACCTAAATGTTGTCTACTATCATATTTATTAAGTTCCCATTTAGGATTGGATGTATCATTGTAATGTAAAAATACTTGTACACATTCATTACCTTCAAATCTATTACGCCAATGAGGTAATTCACAACCAGAATATATTAACATATCACTAGGATTTAATTTAACTTCTATGTTTTTTCCTTTAGTATCTGTTAACCAGATAGGCCATACATCTCCACCTAGACATAAAGTAGTAGATACTTCACAAGAATATCTATCAGTATGTTTCTCTAGTGATTCTCCTTTATTATAAATTCTAGCATAAGAATATGTTGGTGATAATTTAAGACCTGTTTCTTTATTCATCTTATCAGTTAATAATGTCAATACAGTTTCCATAGCTATATCTGAATAATGAGAATATGATTTTGGACATTGTTCATCACCCAGTTTACCCCAATCATCATTATACTTGGATATGTATTTTGAGTTTTTCATTCTATAAAAAACTTCTCTTTTCATGAGAAAATAATCATGTACAAAATTTGCAACATCCATTGGTATTGCATTTTTTACAATTTTATATTTGTTTTTTTTATAACTCATACTGAACCCTCTTGCATTACAATATTTCTAGGTAGTGCCATTAAGTTCCAATGTATAAATTTAAAATTTCCACCTCTAGACATAACATACTCATGAGGTAAATAAGATGGGAACATATATATACTGCCAGGTTGTGGTTGATAATTTATACACTTACTATAATAACTAATTTGTTGTATATCCTTTTCAGGTAATGCAGTCATAGCTGCACCTGGTCTTGGGTCATGAAATAAAGGATAAGAACTATTATCATTTTCTAAAAAAAAGAAACCAGATATGTGACAATTTTCATGGATGTGTATTCTATGATGACCCCCACCATCTTTGGCAAACTCTTGAACCCACATACTATGTATTGCAACATCATGATTTGTCATATCTACTCCCCATGTGTCAAGTAGATTAAAACCAGTCTTTCCAACCCAATTAACTAACTCTGCTAATTTAGGGTCTTCTTGCATACTAACTGAATGATAAACATGACCAAAATCAGTACCTAATTTTTGTATCTTTTCTTCAGCATTATTATGAGCATCATCTAAATATGGTTGAGAATTTTCATTTAACTTATCAACCCATTCTGGTTTTTCTGTTGCAAAAAAAGGTGTTGCAAAAAATTGCTCATATAATTCATTATCATCATTCATAATATCTTATCTCCATTCTGGTCCTAAATTCCATTGTACCAATGAAAGTCTTTTTCCTTTTGTGACAGGTGAAACTCTATGATGAGTAAAACTTGGAAAAACACAAATTGAACCTTTAGGTAATACTTGTTTACATGGTACTATGTAATGTTTACTATCTGGTTCATTTTCCATTCTATTATCAAATTCTAAAACTCCACCCTCATATTCATGTGGATGTGATAATGAAACTGTGACAGATAATTTTCTAATTAAACCATTCTGTTTTTCTTTTTCATAATACAAACCTGATGAATCTGTATGCCAACCATAATATTGACCTTCATTATATATTGTAAATTGACAAGGTTCAGAATCAACAATATCAAAATTCCAACCAGCTAGTTTATTAGCTCTATGTACATAAGGTCTAATTTCTTTATATATCCATTCTTCATTTAACCAAGTTATATAAGAATCTCTTTTTTGTAATAAATTTTTAACATCTTCATCATTTCTAATCTTTATCCCTGTTGTAGCAACATCAGGTTTATCATCCATAGCTATTTGTATAATATCATCACATAATTTTTCTGATAAAGCTTCTTTAAAATAATAAAAAATTTTTTTATAAAACATATTTATTCACCTCTATAAAAAAATTCTTCTGCAATTATATCATCAGTCCATTGATAATGAAACCAACCTGTTGCTATATACTTCTCATGTTTTCTTGTTCTTTGACTTCTATGTGTATGTGTCCAATCAGTAGGCCATATTAATGTTAATCCTTTTTTAGCTGGAGCTGTGATATCTAAATATTTAAATTCAGTACCACCATCAGGTACATCATTTAAGTATGTCATAAAAACTAAAATTCTATGACTTCCAACACCTGGCCCATTTCTTTCATTGTGCCAAACTTTATAACCACCACCTGGTCTATACCATTGTACATTCCAATTTTGTACAATACTATATGAAGATAAACTTTTTACTTCATCATATTTTTCCTCATACTCATTCACTACTTTTTGTAATGCATCAAGATAATCTGTAAAGGGTGAACCTTCTGGTCTAGGACTACAAGTTAAATCTTTTGATTCTTTAATTTTTATATTAACTTGACCTCTATTAATAATACCATCTTTTACATCTGGTGATTTTTTATGTTCTTCTATTAATGCATCACATATTTTTGGGTCTATATAAGAACCATGTATAAAACTTTTAAATGGAAATAATTCTTTACTCATTGAAATTTAGGTCCTACCATCCAATATGTTAATGTAATTCTTTCACCTTTTGTCACAGGTCTAACTCTATGTGGTATGTGAGAAGTAAACATAAGAATATCACCTGAAGTAAATTTCATTTCTTGTGGTCCATTATCAAATAAATCAAACTCACCACCTTCATATGGTTGTTCTGATAAATTTATTAATACAGTATATTTTTGGTCAAAATTATGAGAATGGTCTGAGCCATCACTATGCCATGAATATTCAGCACCTTCTTTATATACATTATAATTTAAATAATTATATCTTGTTGGTTGCCATATGTTATAACCTAATGTATCAATATTAAGAATTTGACATGTATCAAAAATTTGGTCCATATAGTTTGCAACATGACCATACTCAATATTATTAACTATTGATGTTTTAGTAGAATTTCCAGCCTTACCAAAACAATCTTCTAGAGGATGTCTTCTAATTTGTTTATTAAATTCTTTTATAGTATCAAGTGATAAAAAATTTTCAAATAGATGTATTAATTTCATCATTACCTCCCACATGATAATATATTGATGAATCACCTCTACCACAAAATTGAGATGGCATTAAATTAAATGCTATTGAGTATCTAGTTTGTTCACTATTATTTTTCAATACTGTGTGTGGTGTTTGTGACGGAAAAAATATAACAGAATTATTTTTAGGATGCCAATCGTATGATGAACAATTCCAATCATTATATTCAGTAGGGTCTACACAAAATCCATTCATTTTATTTGCCCAGTCACCAAATCTAATACCTGTATTTATACCTTCTTCATTACCAAAATAAAAAACTCCACTCCACATACTATTATTATGATTATGAAACATACTACCTAAACCAGGGGATGTATATGTTAACCATGATGTAGTCATAACAAATTTTGTATCATTATATTTTAATACACTATTTTTAAAAATATTAAAACAATGAAATATGGATTCACCTAACCAATGTAATTCTTTGTGTTCTTTTATTACATGAATACTTTTTGACCTAATATTATCAACATCATCTTTTGGATTCCACTCAATAGTTTGAGTAAGATTCATTAAGTCTTTTGTTTGTTTTTCTGTGACTACTATATCTTTAGGATGTAGTATTGTAGAAAATATAGGTATTATTTTTATTTCAGTATCACTCATAATATAATCCACTTGTAAATTATGTAATTATTTATAAGTCATTTATTAAGTAATTTCTTCCCAAGCACTAGATGAGGGATTCCAATACCATTCAGTTAGACAATCTCCATAAGGACCATCTTTACAAGCTCTCCATTTGCTAGCAGATTCATCCCATCTAACAACCATCATTTTTTCTACACCATCTTCTGTATATGCTCTTGCAGAATTACCTGGGTGAGCAGTAGGTGGTTCCCATTGTAATGTATCTGTATTTAATGTCCATGACGCACAAAGATTACCATCATAGTCAGGTGGTCTAGGTTCATAGAATTTTTCTTTTGTTGGTGACCAATTCCAACCCTTGCCTGGAAATTCACCTCTTTGATTTTTGTTGTAAGAACATTGTTTCCATGTTCCACCCCATTTACTGTTTACCCATGTTTCTGCCTCTGCAGAGTAATCTCCACCATTGGAATTAATATCATCATTACTAAATACATTAACTACTTCAACGACATTATCTGAATTAATTTTTGCAAAATGTGCCATGATTTATTTCCACCTTGAAGCAGCCTTAGCATTAAACTGTGCCTGCATAGAATATACACCATCACCAACAGTTCCAGAAGCTGCACATGGTTCTACAACAATAACTATACCAGAGCCACCTGTTCCACCAACCTGTGGTCCATTACAGTAGCCAGAGTTTTCACCCCCGCCACCACCACCTGTATTGGCTGTACCATTTGCAGGTGATTGAAATATTGCTCCATTAGTATTTGCGACTTTAATACCGCCATTACCACCGCCACCAATTCCACCTGTACAAAATCTATATTGTGTTGATTGTTGTGCTAACACATTAGGGAATGAACCTAATGCACCAGCTGAACAGTTAGAGTTATTACATGTACCAGCACCAAATTGAGTGAGGTTTCCACCTCCACCTCCACCTATGATTCCACCTGTACCTATACAGCCAGGAACACCATAAGGATTTAAATTTTTACCAGAGCCACCATTACCACCAACAACATTAGAATTTCCACCAGCAGAGTCGCCGCCTCCGCCGCCTCCACCGCCTTGTTGGAAGCCATTGCCACCACCACCATTAAATCCCATGTTGGCACCACCAATAGTAGCTTGACTTTCGCCTGGTGGTGCAGTTGCAGCAGTTTCGTTTCCACCGCCACCGCCGTTTCCACGATTACCACCGCCACCACCTCCGCCTGGTGCGGATAAAGGTGTAGCAGAACCAAATGTAGAAGCAGAACCTGATGTACCAGGTGCTGAATAAGCACCAGGGCCAGGTCTTCCAGCTCCACCTGCTCCTATTGTTACGGGTACAGCACATGTAGGTAAAGGATGACATTCTGTGACTAATACGCCACCAGCTCCTCCACCACCTTGAGCTCCACCACCGCCTCCACCAACTACAATAACTGTAGCAGATGCCACGGTTCTATTAAAACAACCATTGGATGTAATTGCTGTAACTTGATTACCTGGACTAGCAGCGGTAGGAACATTTGATGCTCCTATTATTCCACCATTTCCAGCAATACTTGAACCCATGTCTTACTCTCCTAATTAAGCGTCATCTAATATTTCGAATGAAACGAATAAGTCTAAATCACTATTAGCACTTGCGCCACCTTTGAGTACATCACCTTCCATTAAGTAGATAGGTGTATCTAATAATACTAGTGTAGTATCAGCAGGAACAGTCACAGTTTTTGCAAGATACACAGTTGCATCTGCACCTGTTGTTGTCACTCCTGTTGAACCTGAACCCATACCATCTACAAATAAATCAACATCTGCAGCATTAGTACCATCAACATTAGCACAAGAAATTCTATTAATTTTTACGAGTTTATCAGCAGCAACTGTAATTAAAGTGGCAGTTGCTGTATTTGTCAAATTGAATCCAGCATTTGCACCAAGTACAGAAGATACATTTATTAAATTTGGATTTGCCATTTTATATTTCCTCTATAAGTTTACTTTTATTTATAATCATTTTATCTACCAAATAACATTGACAATACAATTGCTTTACCCGTAGATAATCCGAATCCATTTGCAGTACCACTATTCGTAATAGTCGCACCCGAATCTATTGTTAGTGTTGTACCAGATAGTATATTCATAGCATTTGCACCCATTGTAATATCTATCGCATTACCAAGTTTAAAATCAATCTGGTCATCTGTATTTGCTCTTATACTTGTATCACCATCAGCGTCAAGTACAAGTTCTGCACCATCCATATCAGCAGACTGTACACTTGTGACTTGTACTGCATTTATTTTTACCATGTCGTTTACAGCAGCACCAGCTCCTAATACAACAGCAGTTCCATTGGTTGCAGTATAGTCAGAACTATCTAATAAAACACCATTTACATATACTTGCACATAATTTACACCAGCAGTATATGCCAATGTATTACTGTTATCATCAGAACCACTAAATGATGTTTGACTTGCAGTTGCTGTATATTCATAAGCATTATATGCCACACTAGACCCAGCATCAATGAAAGATAATACTCCACTTCCATTTGTTCCTAGTGCTTGTCCATTTGAACCATCTGAGGTTGGAAGACTAAATGCAGTACCACCAGAAGTAATAATTACTTTACTACCATCTGAAGCAATACTTTCGTTTGAATCATGTAATTGTAATGTTGGACTTCCACCTGAATCTGTTAATAATAATCCTGTGTTATGTACATGTGTTAATTCTATTTCGTTATCAGCACCAAATCCTACAGCAGAACCATCAGTCTTAATTTTAAAGTCACCATCATGTGTCATTCTAAACATTTCAGTAGCTGCGGCAGATACACCGAGTTTAAATCCAAGTCCTGTTGAGTTATTATCAGCTGCAAAAGTATCTTCGGCAATAGCAGCAATCGAAGCTGCAGTTAGAATAGCATCTGTTCCGTCACTATCACCAGCTTTAAAGTCTATACGACCAATTTCTTCATTTGCAATAATAGCATCTTCTTCTGATTTAAGAGTAAATACTACTGGTAAATCATCAGTTTCTTGATTATTTGTTAATGTTAAACCTGAGTTATGAACATGTGTTAGTGTAATATCACCATCTGCACCAAAACTTAATACTGCACTGTCAGAAATAAGTCTTAAATCATCTCCAATAGATGCATCAGCAGCAACACCTAATCCACCAGCAACAGTTAGGGCACCATCAGATGCACTTGTGTTAGCTGTAGTTGCAGTAATAGATACGACACCACCAGAAGATATTCCGATTGCATTTGTATCTGAATCAGAACCTATGTTACCACCATCTGGTATAACGATAGAACCAGAACCTCCATTTAGTGTAAGAACACCAGTAGAACTTAAAGACATTTTTTCTGAAGCTGTTTCACTAGCAGCAGTTAAAAATCTTAATCTAGTTGCATTATTAGATGAACTAAAGTCTCCCTCAGATAATGCATCTATACCAGCAGCTACTAAAACAGCATCTGTACCAGCACCTTCATCTGGTGCTTGAAAATGTAATGAACCTAGTAAATCATTTGCTGCAATATCTGTGTCACCAGTTTGTAATGTAAAAGTTGGAGCAGAATCATCTGAACTTGATGCGTGTTTAAGTGTAAGACCAGTATCTGCAACATGTGCTAATACAATTTCTTGGTCATTACCAAATGTGACTGTTCCACCATCTGCCAAGAATAAGTCTGACCATTCTAAAGAAGCAGAACCTAATGCCTGACCATCAGCACTTGATGGTGTGTTAGCAGATACAGTAGTAAATGAAAAAGTTCCACTACCATCTGTAATCAATGCTTGTCCACTTGTACCATCAGAAGTTGGTAAATTAAATGCAGTGCCATTTGATGTTAATATTAATTTACTACCATCAGATGATACTGATTCATTTGCATCATGGAATTGAAGTGTTGGACTTCCACCACTATCTGTTAAGAGTAAACCTGTATCGTGTACATGAGTTAATTCTATTTCGTTGTTTGCTCCAAAAGCAATTGCAGAACCATCTGTTAAAACTTTGAAGTCACCATCATGGTCCATTCTAAACATTTCTGTTGCAGCTGCACTTACACCCAATTTGAATGCTAAACCTGTAGAGTTATTGTCTGCTGCAAAAGTATCTTCGGCTACTGCCGCGATACTTGCTGCTGTTAATATTGCGTCTGTTCCGTCTGAATCACCAGCAGTAAAATCTATTCTTCCTATTTCTTCATCAGCAATAAGAGCATCTTCTTCATTTTTTAAATTTAAAACTATTGGTTTATCATCTGTTGTGTGTGCGTTTGTTAATGTTAAACCTACATCATGAACATGTGTTAAAGTAATCTCTTTATCATCACCAAAACCTAAAACTGCAGAATCTGAATCTAAATGTATATCATTACCAACAACTAAATCTGTTGATATATCAACTCTTGTACTAGCATTCATATCAATGATTGCCTCACCCTCTATGACTAACATACTATCAGCTCCTTGATGAATAAATGAAGCAGCATCACCGAAGGTTAATTTATTTGTACTGTTAAGTGTAAGACCTGTACCATCTGTGTGTGTTAGTGTTGTATCACTATCAGCACCAAAACTTAATACAGCACTATCAGATATTAATCTTAAATCATCACCGATAGATGCATCAGCGGCAACACCCAATCCACCAGCGACAGTTAATGCACCATCTGTAGCAGAAGTGTTTGCTGTTGTGGCAGATACAGATACAACACCACCAGAAGATATTCCGATTGCATCGGTATCTGAAGCAGAACCAATATTTCCACCATCGGCAACGACTATTGCTGTGTGTGTTGTTGTTCCACCAGAAGTATGTACTGTTCCTGTTTCATTAGGAAATGTAATTGTTCTATCGGCAGTAGGGTCTACAACTGTTAATGTGGTTTCATAATCATCATCAGTTGCACCTTCAAATACAATAGTACCATCTTCTTTTACATTTAATGTTGTAGCATTTGTAGTAGTAGTATTTAAGGTAGTATAAGTTATTGAACCACCTTCAATAGCAGCTACATCCGTAACCAGATTATTGAATTCTGTTCTTAAAGTATTTAATGTACTAGAACTTGCTACTTGTTTGCCTGCTATTGCCATTTAATTTTTCCTATCTTTTTCCTTTATTTATTTAATATCTAATAACTGTGATAACATATTTTTTATTTCATGCATCTCACATTTAATCTCGTTTACTTCTCTAGTCACATCTCGCAAATTATCTCTTTCTTTTGCTGCAGCAGATGCTCTTTTTTTAGCTAATTCATAAGCTTGTTTATTAGTATTAACAATACCATTAGATTTTACATCTCTTTCTAAATTACTATGGTCTTGTACTTTTACTCTATCCATTTTATGTTGCCAATGCTATAGCTCTTAAATCTTTTATTCGTGGTGGATTAACAGCATCTGTTCCTTGCATAACTATTTTTATTTGGAACTGAATGAAGTCATCCAATGGTGTACCAACACCATCATTATCTACACCAGCGGTATAGATATATTCTTGAAAGTCTTTTCTATCTAATGAGTTTACAACTGTATCATCAGGTGTACCATCACTATTAAAATATTCATATCCTAATTCATCAAAATCTGCACTGTCTGATGTTTTAAGTATTCTATACATCAATTTAATTTCTGATGTATTTTGTTTGTGTGCATTAAATATTACTTTTATTGCTGTAGCAGAATTCTCTAATGTAACTGCTTTAGTTAAATAGATTGCTGCATTTTGGTCACCATCAGGTTCTGTTGATGCTACAAATTCCGTTGTTGGATAAACATCACTAGAACTATCTATATTATTAATTCTATTACCTACACAAATTAATGACCTTCTATCTAAATCTATTACTGGTGATATGTTTGAATTTTGAGATGTAAATACTATTGGCATCTCTAATGACTTATTACCAGATATCTCATTTGTTTCATTAATTTTAGAACAAACCATTTGACTTGTTAGCATATTAAAGTTTTCATTTAATGGTATTGTAGTATTCGTAGATGATTGAGTAAATGATGTTTCACTTCCACTTGGACTTGTTGAATTCGTTGTTTTAATTGAAGCACTCAATGTAGTACCAGGTAATTCTAAAGTACCTATTAATGTTTTCGCAGTTTCGTATCTATAATTTTCAGTAGCATATACTGATGCTCCACCAACTTCAGCTGTTGTTGATGCTCCACTTATAGATGCACTTGTTGTTGATGATACTGTATATGAATCTATTCCTACATTTGCAACTGCAGTATGTGTCTTATTAATTTCTGTTAATGGTACAGAATTAATCATGTATAATTCTATTGTTGCACCATCCGAATGAGCTGCAGCTGTTGTACTATCTTGTCCTCTAGTTATACTAGAAATGGTTGTACTCGAAATTGTACCAGACATAATTTCATTGTCTATCTTAATATGACAAGTACCACTTGTTGGGAAACCTGTAGCAGATGTTAATGTCACACTTGTACCTGATGCTGTAATCGCACCATTAAGTGTTGTTGATACACCAGATGATACACCTGTTATAGTGACATTGTTTGATGTACTATACATACCATGGTCTACATGTTTTACTCTTACCACTGTTGAACTGTTTGTTAGTGTAATAGGATTATTATTTAATCTTTGTCCATAAACTGTTGTACTACCATCTTCTGCTGTCGTACTATCACCGATATTATCATTTGTTAAAGTGACTGTACCTGAACCAGATGTGAAATTACATTTTCTCATAGTGAACTTCAAGTCTTCTGATTGTACACCAGTCCATGTAGTATTATTTTGTGATTTAAATAATACACCTAGATGTGGTTGTGTTGAAATAATTCTATTAGAACCTGATACATCAGTTTCACCTAAACCAGATATCCATACTTTATAATTTAAACTGTTAGTCATAACAACTAAACAATATTCGATTCCCTCTTTTAAATATACAGGTGAATCAAAAGTAAATGTTGTTGCAGTTGCACCTGTTGTAGCGTCAATGTTTACATCACTTGGATTTAATACTTTTCTTCCAAAAGGAATTAGTGTAGGACCAGGGTATCCATTTATAACTTCTCTTAACTCAACCCATACAGGTAAGTTAGTATCTTTTTCTGCAAAGAATAAATCTACATTAGATACAAAACATCCACCAGTTTCTGAAACTAAGAATGTTTGTGCTAATGGGTCTACTCTAGTTAATTGTTCTGTTGAACTTGTAATAGATTGTGTTTGATTTATAGTTTCTTGAACTAAAGTACCATTCCTTGTTGATTCTATTGTTTGTTGTGTAGTTTCAATTACACCTTTAGAAACATATGTCACCTGACCAACTGTTGATGGTGCTGGTGTTTTTATATTAGTTTCACTTGATGTCATTCTAAAATCTACATCACCTGATTGGAATTTAGGTATATTCTCTTGTCCAGCAAATCTATATTCTGGTATTCTAAATGTAAATTCTACTTTACCAGTAGCATCAGATACTAATGCACTACCTTCTGTCACAGTAGTGTCTGTTGAATAACTTGTAGATGATGGTGTTATATATGTACTAACATCTGTACCATCGAAGAATGTATATAATCTTGTGTTAGGTCTAAAGCATTCACCTGTACCTGTAATTGTTCTTGGTCTAACCCAAGGTACTGTAGCTTTAGAAATTACTCTATTACTAATTACTTCTTGTTCAACATTTTCTACAACAGCTGTTCTTACACCTGTTCTTAATTGGTCTGACCTTGTATTAATAATTGTTCTTTGGAATGTACCACCACCCCTTCTAACCCATTGGTTTTGTGTTGTTCTTGACACTACACCTGACCATTGAGTTTCCCAAGAATTCCATACTGTACCTAATTGGTTTTGATTAGCTGCAACAACAGAATCGAAGTTTCCACCAACATTTATAATAAGTGCTGGAGCTACTTCCGTTTCAAACCACTCATCACCACTAGGTGTTAAAGTAATCTTACCAACATATTCATAGATTAATGCTGATTGAATATTTTCTGTTCTTGTAGCATAAGGTTGTGTTATAAAATCTTTATTAGTATAAGGTAAAGTTAATAAGTCACCAGTCTTCTGATAACCTGCTGTTGTTCTTTCTGAATCTGTTGATACTTTCTCTATTAGTTTAGCAGCCTTCATTACACATTTAGGTCTCATCTCATTATCAATCATATCAATAGAAGCTTTATAGTCTGGGTGTAATACATCACCTACTCTATGTCCAGCAAAGTTATCTACAATAAACCCAGACTTAAATCTGTTTAATCCATTTACATCTACAACCTCAAATGATTCAGCATCTCTTTCTAATAAACTTAATGCAGTATAGTATTCTAAATTCTCTATTCTATCTTGTAGCTCACCAATATCTCTCATAGTATATCTTTGAGTTTTCTGTCTTTTTATAGTCACATCATCTGGTGTAAATGTATATGCAGGTAAATCTAATGTTGCAAGTTTCATAGCTTCATCTAATACTGCGGGCTCTACTGGGTCTTCTGCTGGAATACCATCTATAAGTTTAAATTCCCCAGCAGTATCAATATACAGTACAGCTTTTTTAGGTAAGTAATGTTCAAAATCACAACTAGCTGCATTATTAATTTTTGGTGTATCTACTACAACAGCACCTGTACCATCAAATTGTCTATTCTTGAAATCGAATGAACTTGCAGTTGCAGTAATTGTATCTACTGCTGTTAATGTATCTGATGCACCTGTTATGTTTTCTGCAGTAGGTCTAAAGTCTAGACAATCTCTTAAATCAAATAGACCTGATGGCTCTGGGTCATCTGGGTCAATCTTGGTAGCACTGTATGTTGGAATATCTGCATAAGTCATTTGTCCACCAACAGAACTATAAGAATCTACACTAAAGAAATCCCCACTACCATGTGAGAAATAATCGAAGACTACAAGTAATCTACCTAATGGTTTTGCAACATTTGGTTTTCTAACTATTCTTGCGATGTCATAGAAACTATCTCTTTGACCTGTATCTAATGTGAAGTTAGATGTAATTACTTTACTACCAGCAGTAACTGTTGATACTGTTGAACTTGCAGCAGAAGAATCACCTGTGATAGTATCAGAGGTTGTAAAATCTGTTGCTCCACTTCCAGCAGTAAGTACATATTGTATTGGACTTGTTGTTGTAATAATTCTAGCTTCTGCTTTAGAAGATGAACCTGTAATCTTTTCACCTCTAGTAAATGTACCTGTGACTGTTCCTAATGTTAATGTTGGAGCAGTAGCATCTGAACTTGTACTTTCAGAATCGAACACAGCTTGCAATCTAAATGCGTCTGCACGACCTAAAGATATTTCTTTATCAGTTGCTCTACATCCATATGCACCATCTGTATCACTAGCAACTACTTTAACTTGTTTTGATAAATTCGTTGTTTTAAGTTTTGATGCAACACTTGTTTTAGTAATCGTTGCAATAACTTTTACTTTAGCTGCATTACCTAAAATAGTATTGTCAGTAATTGTAACTGTTGCACCACCCGTACCAGATATCTTACCTGATATAGATACTATATCTCCAGCCACACCTGAACCACCACCAGCAGTTAGAATAGACATTGTATAATCTGCATTTGCAAATGCAGCAAATGTTTCATTACTACCAGCACTTAATGTTATAACACCAGATGAGTTTGATGTAGCAACGAATTGTCTTCTTACTGTGTATTGTGTATCACTTGTATTATTGTTTGATTCTGTTAATAATGTTTTAACTACTTTCTTTGGAAGTTTATATAATGCTCCACTCTTTTCTGGTGATACTAATATTGCTTCCTTAATAGGTTCAAGTCCTAATTCTGTTGAACCATCTTGTTCTAATAATATGTTATCGTTTGCGTTAGCAAGACTAGCATCTGTTGCGTTTAATGTTATTAAACTTGTATCACCATCTGTTCTTGCTGTTAATTCTATATCTGCAGTAAAGTCTTGACCACTATCATCATCATCCATAAACATACTTCTTGCTTGTGAGAATGTAAACTTCTCAACAGTAGAAATTGTTAAATCTGTATTACCTGAATCTTCTATAAGTGCACTTGTTTCAGCTGAATCTGATGCAATTAATTTTTCACCAGATTGGAATGTACCAACAACATTTGTTAAACGAACTTGATTAGCTGTACCCGTAGATGATAAACCATCATCTGTTGTATCATAGACTAATCCCGTAGCACCAGAAGTATTACCTTTTAATTGTACACCACTTGAATGTGTTGCAGTTAGTAATGGACTTGGTGTCGCACTTAAAGTTAGTTTAGTAAATGTTCTTAAATCAAATAAGTATGCTTTGTAAACTGCAGAGGTTGTACCGACTGCACCTGAATCATATTCTAATGCTCTACAACGACATACACCCACAGGTTCTAATGTTGATGATGTACCTCTTGTGACTGTTTCACCAGAGAATAATTTAATTTCTTTATATGGTGTTGTTTCACCACTAACACTACCAATGTCTGGTGTGTTATATAAATTAGTAATCTTAACAAAATTTCCTAATTCTAAATTTGTAATACCAGCATTAATTGAAGCAGTTGTTCTAGCTTTATCTAAATCTTTAAATGTTGTTCCTAATTTTTCGTACTCATATCCTTTAATATATGCTTTACCTTTAGAACATGCTATTGCAAGTTTACTAGTTGATGCTGTATTACTATCGTCAGTAGTAGCACCAGATGAATAAACACCTGTATATTTTGTTCCTTTAACTGTATTCGTGACACTCTCTCTTGTATTAAATAAAAATGGTGTGACTGTATAGTCACCAGATTCATCATATGTTCTTCTTGCAAGTACATCTCCTAATACTGAATATTCTGTTGCTCTTGCTTTAGAAACTAAAGTACCACTATCTATTCTCATCATCTCAATAAATTTAGAATCTGCAGTAGAGGTCACATCTAGTTTAGCAAGTGTTAATGTAATCTTTAATCTGTGTGCTCCTTTCGCAGCATAGTTAGCAGAACCTCTAGAGTTATCTGCTAATTGTCCGTCATTTTCTGGTGTTATTAATTCTTCTGAAACTGTTAAACCAATTCTTGCAGTTTCTGTTATAGAAGAAGCACTTAATAATAATGTTTGTTCATCTACTTGTACGAATGAACCTCTAGTATAAATGATACCTTGTTTTATAGTTGCTGCAGAACCTGTTGCAGCTGCACTTGTTGAATAAGTTGTTGCAGATGCTACATCACTAGCATAACCTGTTGTGTGTGTAATTGCTTTATCTGCAGTTATGTTCTCACTATCAGAAAATGTTGTTGTAGAATTATCTGAACCTGTTTTATAATATCTTATATAAAGAATCGGTTGTGTTGTAGATGTTGCAACTTGATAACCTGTCACATATGCTTTAACACCTGATGTTGCACCTGTAATTGTGACTGGTGTTGTTGCATTATAAAATTGACTAGGGTCAATAGTTTCATTTGCAAATGTTGAAGCAAGTTGTAATGTAGTAAATGAATCAGAATAAGATAGTTGACCAGGTATAACAATACTACCCTCTTTAAACATGTGACTACCATGTCTTTCTATTTGTTGTTGTAGTATAGTTTGTAGTTGTGTTAGTTCTCGTGCTTGAATAGCATACCCTGGTCTAAAGAGTACCCTATGAAAACTATCTGCTTCATCATAATCATCATAATATGGTGAAACATTTAAATCAGTTAATTGCGCCATATTCTAAAACTCTATGATTAATTTAATATCTTCTGTTTGGTCAGAATCCCTTTGTATTGGTTTCCTATTTTCTAAATATATAACCTTCCCACTATCTGCTGCCAGTTCAGGTGTTGTATAACCTGATGATGTTGTAATCGTATTATTGTTAGCAAGAGTAATTGTTTCTGAATCAGTTGATGGTGTTAATGTCGCAGATGATGTTGCACCTGTAATTACATTAGCTCCACTAAATGCAGTATTGTCACCTGTTGTACTATTTGTTCCATAGTCACCAAATCTTTCTTGTTGGTAATATATTAAACTTCTTGAAGAATCAAATTCTACTACTTTACCTACAGCACCTGTTGTTGCTTGAGTAATCTTTTCATCTACTTCGAATGTACCACTTACAGATGAACCTTTGACTACGAAAGTTTGTCTTCTTGTAGTCGCAGTAGCAACTGTTGATGTTCCATAATTAGTTGGGTCTACGACAAGACCTACTTGTCTAAAATCGTTTGCAGTTGTGACATCATCAGCTTCTGCTTGTGTTAATGTTGTAGCAGTCATAACATAATGACCACCCAATTCTGTGATTGCACTTTTACCATGACCATTCTTTGGTGAGATAACTACTTCGATAGCTCCACCAGAACCGCCCATAGCAGATGCACTTGATAAACCTGAATCTGAAAATGTATAACCAGAACCAAGATTTACTGAACCATAAGTATATGCAGCTCCACCAGAGTGAATAGTTGTATCACTTCCAGCAGTCAATCCGAATGATTGTATTGTTCCACCTGATACAGTTATTCTAACTATTGCACCAGATGATGTTCCTTGACTTGTACCATCACCATATACTGCAGCATAGTATGTTCCATTTGTATAACCACTTCCTGCTGTAACTTTTAATGATTCAATCTTACCATCTGTTGCTGCAGCTGCTACTGTTGAATCATCTGATACTGGTATAAAATCAGTAGTCATATATTTTGCAGCTTCAGAAGATGTAATTGTGTACATATATTTTAATACATATCCACCCAACGCGAATGGGGATGTTGAAGTGGATGTAGGTTCAGCACCTGAATATGCTGTACCAGCATTGTTATCTAAAACTTTATAAACTCTATAATCAGAAGTCATAAAATAATATGTTGAATCATATAGATTAGACGCACCTGATGTTGCTGTACTTGATGAAGAATAATCATCATCATACATATCGTATGTTGTTCCATTAGCCCAATTTCTTCTTGGTATTGAATAAGTAATATCTGATGAAGATACTAACTTTGCAGCTAACATGGAATCCCATGCATAATATTCTGTATCACTAGGACCATCTGCAGGTGTTGGTGGTGATGAATCACTACCTCCCGTTGTACCCGATGTCCAAGCTGTTGATTTACCTACGAAAAGATAATATGTTGAAGCAGATGCTTCACTAAAACTTTCATAGAATTGTTCGGCGTTGTGTTGTCTAAATTTTTCTGTTATGATTGCTGACATTTAATTATTCCCATTCTTTCATTTATTTATACAAGTTATTCATAACATTAATTAAAATGTTATTCCCGTTGCTCCTTCTAAATCTATATTACTTCCTGCGTGTGCTGCTGTGTCTAATACTAGATATCCATGTGTATCATCTGTTGAATCTTCAAGAGCGATATCACCAGTATCACGAACAGTTATTTCGGCAGATA